GTCTTCGCCGGTCGTGCGCGTCGCAGTTGCAACCCACCCCCCAAAATGCCGGTGGGGGTCACATCGCACCTGGGATCGGCTTGTCCTGGCGACTTGAATTGCAAGATCGATGAGCTGGCAGCAGCGCTGCCGTTGAGCTGCTGTCGCCTGGGTTGATGTGGTCTGCAGTCCAGGGGTCGTTGGGGTCGTAGCCCTTGCCGCATAGGTGGCAAGTTGTGGCGTTTTGTCGAATGTGTTTGGCTCGGGCTTGGTAGTTGCCTCGGTAGTGGGCGCGGCTTATTGCCTGATGGTGTCGGTGACATGTTGGGCATCGGGTGGTTCCGTTTGTGAGTTTGTTGCAGTCGATACAGGGGCGTTGGATTCGCATGATGGCTCCGGTTGGTTGGCTGTGGATAACCTGTGGATAACTCTGTACTTTTGTTCTTATCACCATATGTCGTCGGTGTTCTGATCGGGGTGGTTCCCGAGTGGTTCCCGATTCCGGGGTGGGTCGGGAACTGGTGCGTTTATATATAAACGCACACCAGTTCCCTTGTCCGGTATGGGTTCTACAAAGTGGTTCCCGAGGTGGTTCCCAAGTGGTTCCCGATTTTGGGGGTGGTTCCCGAGTGGTTCCCGATTTTTGGGAACCACCTGTTCGTAGCTGTCTAGCCTGTGGATAACTTCGTCAGGTCGGGGCATCTGCCTCGCCTGGATCGCTTTGGCGAGGGTGGTGCGCCGCACAAGTTTGATGCCGCGTTCTTTTGCTTCTTGGACGATTTGGTTGAGGCTGGCTTCGCGTGGGAAGCCGTGTTCGTCTAGTCGTCTGGCCCATTCGATTTCTAGTGGGGTGAATCCGGTGGGTTGGGCTTTGAGCCGGATTGTGGTGGTGTCTCCGAGGTCGTCGACTACCAGGTCAACCTGGGGTGGACACCAGCCGATGCGACTGTGGGTGCGTACCAGGGTGAGGCCGTCTGAGTTTTTGTCTAGTCGGTACACGATGTCAACGTCATCGTTCTTGGCCGATGAGCCGCGTTGTCCGAGTTTTTTGCCGCCGTCTTTGCCTGCGTGGTCTGTGCGTACACAGGCGATGCCTGCGCGTTTGAGGGCGAGTCCGGTGGTTCGTGCAAACTCTCGGTAGGAGTCGGCTGAGTTTTCTTCGCCGTCGATGGCGCGGCCTGTGGTGTCGATGACGACCACCTCAGCCTTGGTGAGCTCGGTGAGGCGCATGACGGCGGCTGCGCCTTCTTGGGTGTTGAGTGGGGGGAGGTTGGGGATGAGGGCGTAGTGGAGGTGGCTGTAGTCGTCGTCTTCGGTGTAGCCGAATTGTTCCAAGCGTTCGTATAGGTCGGCTTCGACCATTTCGTAGTCCAGGTAGAGGACGTGGACGGGGGGTTGGGCGGGTTGGCCGAGGATGGGTTTGCCTGTGGCGAGGGCTGCGACGATGTTGAGGGTGACCCATGATTTGCCGGTTTTGGCTCCTGCGAATAGGGCTGTTTGCCGGGCGCGGGCGATGAGTGGTTTGGCTATCCAGTCTTCGGCTTGGTGGTCTTGTGTCCAAAAGGTGCGCCAGTCGATGAGCATGGACAGCATTTCGTCGGGGCTGGGGATGGTTGGGGTGGTGGTGGGGGTGGGGTTGGTTTGGAGGTAGTGGTGGGCTGCTTGTTTCCAGTCGCCACCGTGGTCTCGGGCGGCCATGTAGCCGAAGCGGTTGTAGCCGCCTTCTGGTAGCCAGGGGATGCTGGAGGTGAAGACGATGAGGGCGTCGTTGCCGTTGTGGCCGATGGTGGCTGAGGTGCCTTCGCGGGGGTCTTTGCCTGGGCGTGTCCAGTGTTGTTCGCCGTGTCGGTCGGTTTTGGCGAGTGTCCAGCCGTCAGCTGTGAGTAGCTGGTGCCATGTGGTTTCTGCGTTGTATCGGGCTGAGGGGCTGGTGGGGTCGTTGAGGAAGGTGTCGGTGGTGGGGGGTTTGATGGGTTGGGGTTGTTTGGTGAGGAGGTCGGTGAGCCATTGTGGGGCTTGGGCTGGTTTGCGTTCGTGTGGGGATTGGCCGTCGATCCATGTGTAGGGGCGGCCGTTGGGGTGGATGGTGGGGTCGGCTAGCACTTGGCCGCCTTCGCCGCGTATGTCTAGGCCGGGGCCGAGGCGTGTGCCTGCGTCGTTTCTGATGGTGACTGGTGTGTAGTAGTAGAGGTGGCGTCCGCCTGATCCGGTTTGGGCTTCGACGGTTTCGGGGAGTTGTCCGTAGCGTTCTTGGAGGGCTTCTAGGGTTTCTGAGCCTGAGTGGTGTTCTCGGTCGTCTACGTCGATGACGAAGATGTTGCCGTTGCGTGTGTGCCCGGTGGCGATGCCGATGCCGTAGTCGGCGTATTGGTTTGTCCACCAGTCGCGGATGGTGGGTTCGTCCCATGTGGCTTTGTTTTGCCATTGTGGGATGGGGGGATATTTTTGGCCTGGTTTGATTGGGATGATGCGGATGCCGAGCCGGGCGTAGGCGAGGGCGTGGTCAAGCATTGTCATGGTGCAGGGTCTCCTGTAGTCCGTATGTGCCTGGGAATAGGTCGTCAATTGTGTCGCCTTCTTCGTAGCCAAGCATGGCGATGATCCATTGGAAGAAGTAGGTGGGTTTAGCCCCTGGTAGTCCTTTTCTCATTGCGATTGTTCCGCTGCACCAGTCGCGTGTCATTGGCCGTCGATGCCGTTGGTCGCGTCCACCTCGCAGGATGACTGGTTCCCATGCGTATTGCACGGAGACGTTGACGCGGATTTGGTGGAATGTTTTTGTCCACGCGCATACACGCACATCTTCTGGCATGGCTGGGAGTAACCATTGAAGGTCTTTGGGGTTGCATGACAGCGCCCATCCATCAGGGTATTCGTCAACGAGTTTAGTGGCTAGGTCTAGGTGCGCTTGTTTGTGGTCGTATTGGTCGGCTTGGTCGTGGAATGGTTTGTATCGGCGTTTGCCGTTGCCCAAGTATGGGGGGTCAGCGTATGCAAATTTCATTGTGCATGGTTCCTCTTGTTAGATGTTGAGTAGGTGTTGGGCGATCCATTGGGCGACTGGTGATGCGACTCCGTTGCCGCATTGTTTGTATCGGTGCGAGTCGGCTTGGCCGTCTGTCCAGTTGTCAGGCCAACCCATCAGCCGTTCGCATTCAATTGGGGTGAGTCTGCGCACGGTCATCGCTGGTTCCATCACGGCAGATCCTCCGCCTTCTTTGCGCAAGGTTGGGAACGCAGTTTCGGACGGTTGTGCAGATAGCCCTTGTGTGTGGCTGAATGCGATTGCGTGACGGTCGGCTGAGGTGAGCGTATTCATCGGGTCACCCTCATTGCCTATTCCGAGGCCGTTGCCTTTGCCGTCTCGTTTGTTGTCTCGCTTCCCCGCGTATCGTGTCGCTTGGTCATGTATCGGTATCGCAAGCATCGGCACATTATTCCCACCAGTCCCCATTCTTTGCTTCAATGTTTGTACTGGAGATTCATAAACACGAACATCATCCACCCTTGTCCCATCAAGCAGTATGGGTTCAACTGCGATGGTGTTGCCGCCTTTGTGGTCACGAGCTGAGAGGGTGACTGCTGTTTCGGTTTCTGCCCAACCGCCAAAGTTGGCGCTGCCAAATCCTGTGATCAGGTTGTCTGATCCGTTACCTCTGCCGCTGGGGACTCCGCCTGCACCACCGCTTCTAAGGCAAGCCGCAACCTCTCCGGAAGCGTTTTGCCCCTTCTGCTTGCCCTTCTTAGTATTCCCTGACACGCTTTGGCTGACAGGTAGTAGCGGCTCGGGACATCGCTCGGCGGTTGCAGGATCAAAGACAGCGACGACGAACACCCTTCTGCGTCGCTGGGGGACTCCGAAGTGTTGCGCATCCAACATTGCCCACTCAATGACCAACGCCCCTGCCTCAGCCATTTCGTCGATGACTGCCCCGAAGTCAGCGCCTCCGTTGGACGACAAGGCTCCTGCGACGTTCTCCCAAATAGAGAATCTTGGAAATGCATTGTTAGTTTCCTTCCTTAGTTCTTTGATGATTCTGATGCCTTCATGGAATAGTCCTGAGCGTTCGCCAGCTAGCCCAGCACGTTTGCCTGCAACTGACAGGTCTTGGCATGGGCTACCCCACGCAACCACATCGGGTGCTTGCCCGTGTCGCAAGATTTCGCTGGCGGTGAGTGTGGAGATGTCACCCCATTTCGGTACGTCAGGCCAATGCCGGTTGAGGATGTTGGTGGCGTGTTTGTCCCATTCGCATTGATAGATGGTTTGCATTCCTGCGGCTTCTAGCCCGAGGTCAAAACCTCCGACTCCGCTGAATAGTGACAGCACTTTCATGCTGCACCTTCTTGTTCGTCTAGCCAGTTTGACCAGATTTCGATTGGGTGCATTCCGAGTCCGATGGCGAGTTCGTCTGCGTACCATTCGGAAATCATTTGCGGTTCGCGTCGCCATTTGCCGACCGTGACACGGTTGATGTTGAGCATTCGTGCAACGGTTTTGTCGTCGTACTCTGCTGGGAAAAGGCGCATCAGGTTCTCGGTCGGATACCTGCGCACTTTGCCTTCTTGTCGTTCTCTCATTTGCCCCTCCTGAGCTGTATTCGTTAGTTTTCTTCGTCGTCCATGTTCTGTGCAAAGAACCTGGCAATTCTGTATTTCTCTCCGGCCGATGCCGATTCAAGCAGACCAAGCGTGGTTGAGGCTGTTTGTCCGTTGAGTGTGGTGATGTAGAACTTGGGTTCACCTTCTACTGTTTCGGTTGTTGCAACGATGACATATGCGGTGCAGAACGCTTCGCTGTGGTATTCGATCATGTCGCGGATCGGGTCGTCACTCATCATCGTCTAGTCCTTTGTCTCCGCAGATGGGTTGGGTTGGGATGGGGTTGCGACAGCCGCAGAGTGGTGGTGTTCGTTGTCCGTTTGTCATTGGTGTTTCCAGCGGTGTGCGTTGATTGTGTGGATGGTGATGTAGCCGATGGCTCCGAGGATGAACCCGTATTGCCGTGTGGTGAGTGCGTAGACGATCCAAAGTATTTCGTTGGCGGCTAGGAGTAGCCATGCCCACCACTGATGTCGGCCTGCGTAGACGAAGCCGAGGATGCCGATGATTGACAGTATCCATGACCACATCATTTGCGTTGCACCTGTACTGGCGGCGACCATGTGCAGTCCCATGCGTTGCCTGGTTTGGTTGCGACTTGTAGGTTGCCTTCCGCGTCCATTTGTACGAGTAGGTAGATGCCTTTTGTTGTGGCTGCGTCCATGATGTCGTAGCCGGATAGGTGTGTGACCCATCTGGCGTGTCCGTCAATGTCTGCAAGGATGGTGGTGGTTGTGGGTGCGTCTGGGATTCGGTCACGCATTTGGGTCTCCTAATCCGAGCGCGATGCGCAGATGGCGGATGAGTTCTGGGTTGGTGTATTCGCTCACATAACTGAACGGTGCCACCTGGTTTGCTTGTAGGAGTGCAGCCCACACAGCATGCCTGAAGTCATGATGTGCGGATGACATTTGTTCGTAGCGTTGTTCCCAGTTCATAGTTCGATTCCTTGTGCGATCCAGGTGCGGAGTCGGCTGATGTCTGACTGTGCTTGTTTCAATGCTGCGCGCATCTGTTCCAGTTCTTTGAACAGGCTGTCAGCTGCATCCTTGTAGTTGTCACGTTCAGCGGTGACGCGCTCCAGTGCGGTTGATAGTTCACTGACTCGCATTTCAAGTTCAGCGAACTGCATGGTGATGTCGTTCATTTTTTGTTCCTCCTGACAAGTTCTTGTTTGAGTGCGTCAATCGTTTTGAATAGTCGGTCTTGGTCGGCTTGGCCGACGTACACACGCTCCAGAAATCGGATCGCGTTGATGATGTCTTGTTTGGTCACCTGTGTTCCTTGTTGTGTTGTGGATGGTCAAGGGAACCTCGGAGGGGGATGTGAGGTTCCCTTGACCAAACCTGGTTCACCACATTTCTGTGGAGTCATCCTGAGCGGCTGCTTCGACCTTCGCCTTGTACAGCTTGGGTGCGTTCATGCCCTTCTTCTTTTCGCCGTCACCGACGTATTTGACGGTGAGTTTGGTTCCGACCATTGCGGTTGCACCTGACGCAGTTGCGGCTTCACGGATTGCTTTGACCATGTTGCCTCGCGCCCAAATGTTGCCAAACCCGTCACTGGTTGAGATGGTGAACACGAAAACGAATCGAACGTCACCGTTCGGCCAAGTCTTCACTTCGCCTTGTGGGTCACGATCCTCCAGTTTCTTCACTTCGATGACTTTGCCTGTGTGGGTGTCACCTACGTTTTCAAACTTGAGGGCAGGGTATTTGTTCCCCTCTGACAGAAATATGTCACTCATGGGATTTTGCTCCTATCTGGAATTGGTTGATGTCTGGGTTGTATGAGAGTTCAAGCAGGTCGTGTGTGAGCATGTAGCAGCATTCAGCGAACTGTGCTGCCTGTTCCCAGTTGAGGTCTGCTAGTGCTTCTCCTGTCTTTTGGTATTGCTTGCCTGTCACAAACCGACAGAGGCTTGTGATTAGGTCGCGGTCAAACTGTCCGTCCTCTATTAGAAGCAGGATGCCTCTGGCGATTTCGAACCGTCTGTGCGATGGGGTTTCGGATGCTGCGAATGAGCGCCCGAAGATTTTGGATGCCTCAACCATCTCAGCGAACCTGGCACGGTCGCCTCCTTGTAGTTGGTTGATGCGTTCTTTTAGGTGGGTCATGCCTGCGATGTCGGCACGATCCTCGGTCATGGTTCGACCCTCAACAGGGTCAATCGTTGCAGGCTTGCTCATATGCCCTCGCTGCTCGCATCGTGATCGTGTAGTCAGATTCGTGTGTGGCGTTGTACAGACGTTCAGCGATGTCGCGCCACTTGTCTCGTTCTGCTGATAAGTGGCTACACCAATCGTCAAAAACGTCGCGCAACTCATCCAACTCCATTGTGAGTGCTTCTACTTGTGCGCGAAGCGCAGGATGGTCACAGTCACCGCGGTTGATTAGTCGACTGCCTTTGGATACCAGGCTGTCAATGAACTTGAATCGTGGGTCATTCATTGTTTCCTCCTTTGAAGATGGTGAGTTTGGTTTCGGGTTGGGGTGTGGTTGGGTCGGCTTGGTGGAATGGTGCGTCGGTGACTGTCTCAATTTGTGTGAGGACAGCAATGAGTGTGTCTAGTTGGGTGTGGTTGCAGTCTTGCAGTTTGGGTGTGTCGTCCGGCCATGCAGTGATGAGTGTCGTTTGGCCTTGTTTGCTGAGTGCTTGGATGCGCTGTTTGACCCAGTTACGGCGCGTAATGATGTCACGGGTGCCAACATTCTGCACCGTTGTGTAGGGGCTGAATAGTCCTTTGCGTTTGCGCCAGTCACGCACCTGCATTGACATCTTGAGTGCTTCGTAGCCTGCGGTGAGGTCAACTGTGTAGAACTCGCATCGGGCTTCGCCTGCTGGGAGGTGACAAATGATGCCTTCGGTTTTGTCTATGGGTGGCATTGGTGTTCGTTCGCCTGTGCGCCAGTTGTACACCCATTCGGCGTTGGCGTAGGCGGCTAGCTGGACGGCAATGTTGCCGTAGGAGTAGGAGAGGTCTGTGCCTGTTTTGAGGTCGAAGATGACCATGCGACCGTCTGGCAGGGTGACGATTCGGTCAGCGGTTCCGGCGTACTCAAACTCATCGTTGATCAGCAGCACCTCAATGTATTCCTTGTGCATCGTGATGTCAGCACCAGCAATGGCGTTCAGGTATGCGTCAATGTCTGCCTGCAATTGGGGCAAGATGTTTGGTGTTAGTCCGAGGTCTAGTTGCTCGGTGATGGCGTGGAGTGCTGTGCCGAGGTTTGCGCGACCGTATGCACCAGCGGCTTCAATAGCGTCCTCTGCGAGCCGGTTAAGACGGTTGCGGTCATCAAGGCTGGTTGATGCTTGGGCGAGCAGGTCGGGTCGTTTGACCAGTCCTGTGATTGCCATTCGGGTCTTCCAGTCGGCGAGGCTGCCCTGATCGTCCATCGTTTTTGCGATGGTTGTGACCCGTGTGTAGCCCCTGTCTTTGCCTGAGGCTGGGTCAGTGATTTTGTATCTTCCCCAACGGTCTTTGGGGGCTTCTTGATGAATGGTGAACTCATCGGTGGTCATTACGCAGGCTCCTTTGTTTGGGTGTTTGGGAACTATGGCTTGGGGGTGTCGTCAGGTTTGGGGGCAACCATACCGAAGTCGACCATTGTCAACAGTTCTGCCCACACTGCCGCTGGCATGATTGAGTACCAGTCGTCAACGTCGGTCGAACCGCGACGCTTCACTATACACACACCAGTCCACGCATCAGCATTCGCCATCTCAACCTCCAACTCGGCAAGATACCCAGGAATGTCAATGGTTTTCTGGTTCTTTACTTCAATGACAACACCTGGCACACCGTCAATGTCGCCTCGGTCGTCTTGCCATCCGGCGCGTGAACGCTCTGCATGAACCCAACCCCAATCACGCAACCATTTCGCAACTGCGAGTTCGGCTGAGTTGCCTTTTCGTTTTTGTGGTGATGTCATCGTTTGCCCTTCGGTTTGTGTCTTCCTCGTTCAACGGTAGTGGTGCCAGCCCACACACCGTATTCTTCGTGTCGGAGCGCGAACGCCAAGCATGGTTGCCGTACTGGACACATGGCGCAGATGGCTTTGGCTTGTTTGACTGCGTTCGTTGATTGCTCGTTGAAGAACAGGTGTTGTTGCCCTTTGCATTTTGCTCTCCTGTGCCAGTCGGGTGCTGAGGGTCGGAAGGTTGTGTCACCTTCCGACCACAGATCAACGATGTGAACCGATGACACTAGTGCGCTGTGGGGTGGTTGCGTCTCGCGTTGATGCGAGCGCGCTGGTCGGCAACAAGTTTGGCGCGTCGTTCAGCCTGCCATTGTTTGCGAGCCTGCCGTTGTGGTTGGCTTCGCCAGTAGTGGATGGCTGCGATTGCGAGCAGGTTGATGATGCCCCACACGATCCAATCACGGTCGGTCATCGGTTCGGCATCAGGCAAATCTTCTGCCGATGGAAGGAGGACGAAGCCCCATCCGATGATGATGAGGGCGATTGTCCACCCGATTTTGTATTGGTTCCTGTTCATGTTCCTCCTGGTTTGTAGTGGTTTGTCGATGGTAGGGCATTTGTGTCGCTGGTTGGTGGATGGTCACATTCCCCAGTGAGCTAGCCCACCGTTGTTGTATAGGTATCGGGCGACTGCGAGGTTGCAGTCAACGTCAAACAGGACATCCAGTTGTCCTCTGGGGGCTTTGCATACTTGGCTCGTTACTGTCAGCCACGTGGAATTGACTTGGATGAGTCCTCGGTCAATTGAGCCGTCTCGGTTGAGTGTCCATGTGATTTCGCCTCGGCTGTTGAATCGAGCGTTGATGGCGTTTGGTCGGCATCGGGATTCACGCCACGCGATGTACGAGAAGATGCGTGCTGGCAAGCCGTGTTCTGCGAACTTGTGATGCCATCGGGGGCATCTTTTCGTCAGATCGCTTGGGATGCGTTTTGAGGGGCGTGGAGCGGTTTGTGGGGGTTGGGTGCTGTTTGGGGTTTGTGTCGCTCTAGGGGGCTCTGAGAGGGGTTTCAGGGCATTTTGGGCTGGGGGGTGGTCTAGGGGGTTGGGGTGGGCTTGGGTGGTTTGGGGGGCTAGGAGGAGGGTGAGGGTGAGTATGGGTATTGCGAGGAGTTTGCGCATTCGGTTGTCCTTTGATTGGTGAATAAATAACCCCACCACAGGAGGGATGGTGGGGGATCGCTCAAGGCGTGGAAGGGTACGCCGAGCGGATCGGATTCATTCTATCCAATCTGCGTCGGCGCAACCCGTGCTGTCTTACAACGCTTCGGTGGTGTCAAACTCCCACACTTCTGCGTCTGCGTTTATGGCTTGGACGATTGCCCATTTGATGTATTGGCTTCGTGTTTGGCTGGCTTGATGTGCGTACAGATCAACCTGCTCCAGTAGGTGCTGGTCAATGCGGATCGTCACGCTTGGATATTTGGCAGGCATTACTTGCTCGCCTTGTTGGGGCGACCACCCATCGCGACCAAACGCTTGACGCTCATCTCGCTGTACTCGTTGGAGATTTGGCGGTCGGTCTTGCCTTCTGCCTTGCCCTCCCGAACGAACTGCTCCCAACATGGGAATCCATACTTTGCGAAGTATGCGGTTTCAAACTCTGTGGTTGTCATTGCTATGTCCTCCTGTATGTCTCGGGCTTGTTCCCGATGTAAGACACTCTACAGGTTTGTCAGACAATTGCAAGTATTTGTTTTCAGCCTTGCTGCATAAGGGTTTCCAGCCCCCCAGAACCCAACACCTTTATCTGGCGCACCATCTGCACAGGGATATGAAACCCGTGAATCCCCTCACCCTGACACAAGGTTTGCCACACCGACACATGACCATCCTTTGACCCAGCATCCCCCACCGGAATCAAAAACCCGACCGTGCTGACCAGCACCTCACCGTCATCCTCGTAGCCGTCCAACTCCAACCAGCCAGCCTCAGACGTATGAGCATCAGCCCACTCCACCCACACAATCGAATATCCCATCACACCACCGCCTCAGCTCGGAACTCGCGACCACGCCACGAAGCCCACCCATCATGAATCGCCACCTGCTCATACACAAACCTGCCATCACCAGGCTCAAACATGACAACAGCACAGCCCGACTGCCAATCGTGTGACCTGTGAATTGGTCGACCATCCAAATCGTGACCGCCTTGTGTTGATGGCACAGCCCCATCAGTCCGAGCCAAACACCCAGGCGACGCAGCCATAATCGTCTTAGCCCCATCACGATCCTCGCGCGTCCTCTCAGCCCACTCACGCCGATGAATATGCCCATAGATCACACTGACCTTCTCGGTAGCTAGATACTTGTGCGCTGTCGAACCACCCGAAGCCACCTTGTCCCCATGCACCACCTTGAGTCGGTCATTCAACCAGAACACCCCAGCCGGATACCCAGGCAGATACTCCACACCCGACTCATCAAGGCGACACAAATACGGCACCGACATCACAGGCCACTCATCAGGACGCACCCCACGCTTCAAACCAAACGCAGCCCCAGCCCCATCCAAAATGAAATTCCCCAAACGCTCCTCATGATTCCCAGCAATCCACACAATGCGTGAGGCTGGGGCGAGTCCCCGAAGCTGGGCGCATAGTTCGGTTGCCCTGTCGATGGCGGCTTGGGTGGTGCGAGCGAACGCTGGTGTGAACCTGTATTTGCCGAACTCGCACAGGTCAAGGTTGTCGCCAACCAACACAATGACATCGGGCTTGGCAGCCTTGACGATACGCAACGCAACCTCAATCGCCTGCTCGTCATGCAACGGTTCCAACTCGTTGTCAGCCGTCCTGAAATAGCCGATCTGCATGTCAGGCAACACCACCGCAGTCTGCCAACCCGATGCAGGTTTGGTTGCAGGCTTCGCAAGTTTGGGGATTGCGTACCGTTTCCCTGGTTGCACTACAGGCCAAGCAGGGTTTTGGGCATAACGCGCCTCGTTATACAATCCCATGCGCTCGCCTCCACAACTGGATGGTTGAATACCCGACAAGGATTCCTCGGTTGAGGAGGGCGCGGTGGATTTGGGTTGATCTGATGTCTGGGTCATTCAGCGCCTTCAACAAGTCGGGGCCATCCTCACCCAGTTCTTTGACTATCTGTTCAATCCTTCGCGCCCTGCTCGGCAGGGGCGTTTGAATCTCCTTCAGCAACTTGCCCATGTTGTCCTCCTTGTAGATGCCAGTCGATGTGATGCGTCACACGCCGGTCAACCCTGTCCAACTTCAATCCAATCCTATTGAGGACTTCCATGACCCGTCCATGATCGCGGCGGTTCTCCGTCAGGAACTTGAGCAACACACCAACGAGGGCAACGAAGCCGGTGATGAGGGCTGCGAGAACGGTTGCGGTACCTGAGTCCATGTCACGCGACCATCCCCAAATCACGAAACACAGCCTTGACTTGAGGTGCTGTCAGCTTGCCATCAACCTCAATATGCAGCCAATCCCCAGACCCACCGAACTGCACGGTCGGCTTGTCGTACACCTTCCAAGCGTTGCGGTCACATCTCCAAGCGCGACCATGCTTGCCAAACTTGTAGTCGATAATCATCTCCAAACCGAGCGCATCGGCGTTCTCAACCAGAAACGCACAGCATCGCAACGCCTGTCTGCGCCCACCGATCCGCTTGCCCTTGTTGCCCATGAAGCGATACGACACATCAGCCGCAGTCCCCTTCGCATGAACACTCATCTGCGACTTGGAACGCTTCTCACGGATAGCAAAAATGCCGTTGTTCCACAGCGCAGGCCAATTCGCCTCAATGCAATCAACCAACGCAACGATGTGAGGTGTGGCCTTCTTTGCAACGGGTCGCTTGTCACCCGTGTACGGTCGCCTCACTTGCCCCTCCCAAACCGCTTATCGCTCGGATCAAGCCATGTGTACACCACCGGCAACAAGGCAGCCACACCAGCATCCAGCAACAACCAGGGGTCACGAACCCCAGCGAGATAGCAGGCGATAGAACCTGCCACAAAAACCTTGACCCACGATTTGACTAACTGTTGGCAATCTCCGTCACACATGACAACAAATCTACTTCAGGCCCGTCACCCTCCGCAGTAACAGCAGACGATGAACAATCTTTGTATCGAAACGGGTTCACGCAGGATACGGATACTTGGCTTTCACAGCCTCAACCGCATCCAACCATTCCTGCTCTGTTGCATCACCACGCTGCCACTGGAAGAAGATTGGGTCTGATTCAATCGTGTATGCAGCCTTGCGTTGAGCCTCAACCTGCTTCATCTGCTGCTCAGCCTGCACCTCAGACCACAACGTATCCAACTCAGCCTGCGACGGCTTCGGCGTTTCATCAAGCCATGTCAATCCGTCGTAAGTGTCGCCGTTCAATGCCCATTGTGCGGTTGGATAATTGGCGACCAACACCGCTGCGTAGTCAATGGTCATGCGCTTATCTCCATGAGAGTGATAGTTGAAAATGTGCGACCAATTTTGAACTCGTCGCCGTCATTGCCTGATCGGTTGAATGTTGCGGTATGGGCGGCGTTGCTTGATGCCATTTGAAGTTTGTATGTCACGGCGCTTGTCGTATTTGGGGTGTCCAAAAAATGCCCCCCTAAATACCTGATCGCATTGTGGTATACACTCTGAAATCCAAAGTTGAAAACTCTTGAACGGTTGTTGCCAGCGTCTCCGAGCGCAATCTGGGTCGCATCTCTTAAAAGGATTATTCTTACAGTTCCGTCAGTTGTGCCACTTCCTCCCATTCCATGAACAAAAATTAAAACTTTGCTAGTAGCTGAGGTCGGTGTGATAGTGGCGCTCATGCCCGTCAAATCCACATATGTTGTGCTTGTAGTAGTGAATGTGTCTGTTTTGACGGTCTGGACAACCTGTAGCACTTTGCCTGACTGGGTTGTAGTTGGGTAACTGAGCCAACCGAGCGCGGTGCCACCATACACTTGCAACGCATCGCTGTCAGCGAGGAAGCAGGTTTCGCCTTCTTCTAGTGTCGGTTCGCCTGCGCCGTTGTAGGCTGCGTCACGCACAGCGGTCGATGAAAATACTTTGACACCTCGCATGAGGTACTGATTGACATCATTTGATGTGAGAATCTCACCCGAGGTGAACGCCTTAGTCCCTGTAATCGCCATAGGTCACAATCCTAACAGTGCTTTGATTTCCGCTTCATCCAACCCCAGTGCAGCCAACTTCGCCAATGCCGACTCCCTAGCGTCAACCTTCGCCTGTGCCTCAGCCTGCAACTCAGCCTGCACCTCAGGCCACAACGCATCCAACTCAGCCCGACTCGGCTTCGGATTTTTTGAATCCCAATTGAGTTGTTCATAATCGTTTGCATTCAACGTCCACAATTGACCTGGAAATCTCCGTGTCAAAACTGCTGCATAGTCTGTTTTCATCCAGCAATCTCCATCACTGTGATTGATGACGCACCTCTGCCGGTATAACTTGCGTCAGTGTTATCTCCTCCAAAGTTGACATTGCAAGTTACCGAACCAGCAGTTGTGTGACCAATGCTGATGCCATAGGTCAACGCAGAAGTTGATGCTGGACTGTCAAGGAATGTGAAATGAACATACCCCAATCTGTTTCCTGCATAGCCTCCAGCCGAAACCCTTTGTCTGTTCCCAGCCGTATCGCCAATAAAAATTGCTGTTCCACCGCGAGTCAGTGTTGTGTATTGTCCAGTGTTTGATGACGTATCGCCAGAAGCAACAGAAGCAAAAACCAACACTTTATTGCTAGCAGATACTGGAGTGATTGTTACGGTCAACCCTGTCACCGCTGTTGACGCGCCTTGCGCCACAGAAGCACTGAACGTATCTGTTTTGGTAGTACTAACAACTTGCAAAACTGGGCTAATGGCTTGCCACGCTGATCCGTTGTAAAAGTCCACACGGTTCACATCATCCAAATATGACAACATGCCCTCAGCCAATGTCGGCTCACCAGCCCCACCAAAACCTGCCGTGCGTGTCGCTGCATCAGCAAACCGCATCACCACCTGGTCGGCAAGAAACCCGTTCACATCAGATGAAGTGACCTCCTCCTGAAAACCCCAGTTCTTTCCACCTAGACCAGCCATGATGCAACGATTCTAGACGATCAGGTGAACGTGTAGTCAGAATCAAGTTCAGAGATATCAGCCACAAAATCCTCCAAGATGTTTGACGACAACGCATTCGTGGTCGACAAGGTGCCGAACTCGGCATCATCCAAAATGAATGCCGTGAGGATTTGGGCTGGGGCGAGGCTGAGTCCGACTGTGTGCCTATTGGCTGAGATGGTGTGCCGGACGGCTTCAATGACAACGGTTTGGTTGATGGTGGTGGGGGAGCCTGCCGCGAACTCCTTAGACACGGTAATGACATCACCGATTTCTAGGGCTGCCACCAAATCCTGCTGCGCCGACCCCAACCCATTCATCGTCACCGTCAAACCCGTGAACCTCGCAACAGGGTCTTGATACAAGGCAACCAAATCCTCCGCCAGCGCCGACCCAGCCGCATCGTTTTCCAGTGGCACGTTGGAGATGGCTAGCCCTCGGATGCCGTACAACGCTTGGCTTGCTGTCCCCTCAGCCACACTCACCGCAGTCGACCCAGCGATTTGCACCGACACACGGTTCACCACCGTCTCAGCACCGTAGACATTTTCCAGTCCGGTGATCGGGATTGCGCCTGCCGCAGTGCCACCAAACGTCGCAATCGCTGTCGCGAACGACGCTTGCACACGCTCATCAAAACGAACCACACCCTCACGGGTAACAAAGAACCTGCCGTTCTCCGCGATCTGGACTTCCTGTAATGCCTGCAACGTGTTCACGCCAGCCTCGTATGGTGCGGTGCCAACTGATGACACCGACTGGTTGATGTCGCGTGGCGCGAACGCTGTACCAAACCCCACTTCAGGTCGGTCAAGGATGGTTTCGATGCGGTCGGATGCGAACTCGTTTGGTGGTGTGAAGGCGTTGAGGGTAGTTTGGGAGAGTTGGGCGAGTGCGTCGACTGCGTTGATTGTGGCGAACGACAATTGTGGTTCGTTGTAGGTGATGTCTAGGTCGTAGATGAAGCCGTTGTATATGTCTGCGGTTCCTGCGACGATCCGGATTTTGCGTCGCGGTGCGATGCCTAAGTTGTTTTGATACCAGGGGGAGGCTTCGTTGAACGGGTCGAAGGAACGATCGGAGGCTCGGTCGTCTGCGACAAGGTTGAGTGTTCCTGGTGGGAACACATCCAGTTGCGTTGATCGCCCTCTGTTGACCGTAATGTTTTGAACATATTGGGATATGTCGACGAACTGGGTGGAGCCGTCTAGGACGCTGGTACCGAGGATGCCCTGTGTTGGTGAGTCCAATGTGAACTGGTCAACGACGAAGCCGACGTCAAGAAGTGCCTGGTATTGCATCCCCCATCTGGATGTGACTGTCATTATCCGATCCCGATATTGCCGTAACGGTCGAAGCTTCCACCGTTCAAACGGTTGTACTGTGTCAAATAATCATTGATTTCCTGACCGACCTGCACACCAGATGTTCCGATGCCGGCGTTCACCGTCACGTTCACCGTGCCAGGGAACGCAGCATTGTGCGCCTCAGCAAACGAGCCAGCTGTGAACCGTGTGGACGAATCACCAATGCCGCCAACCAAACCACCAATCGGATTCGGAACCGTTGAAGCAAACCCAGGTCGACCACCAAACCCCTGCGTTTTCTTAATCGCCTCCTGCAACGCCGCCAACGCCTCCTCCTGACGTTTAATCGCCTCAGTCACCGCATCAAACGCATCAGCCTTCCGACGCTCAGCCTCAGCAACATCCTTCGCCAAACGCTCATATGTTTCGGAACCCTTAATTGCCCCATTTACAACCTCATTCAAAATGGCTTGCGCCTGCGTCAAAGTTTGTGTCGCCTCAAACTGGCTATCCGTAGCATCAGCAGCAGACAACTTCGCCTCAGCCAAACGAATCTCCGCCTCACGCACATCCTGAGCCGACACACCAGGCTTCGCCCGAACCTCAGCCAACTCACGCTCCGCATCAGCAATCGCAAACACCGACTCCTCAACCCGATAACCAGCGCGCTCAACCCCACGCTGCGCCTGATCCAACGCCCTCTGCGCATCCTTAGCCTGCTGCGAATCCGCACCATACCCAGCCACCGCCTGATTGAACTTGCGTTGTGCATCAGCCAGATTCGCATTCGCCTCAGTCAACGATTCTTGTGATTTGTTCAGCGACTTCGTTGACTTGTCATAGGCATCCTGCGCCCTGTTCGCAGCCTTCATCGCATCCGTGTACTTCGTCAACGCATCCTTGCCATCCTTCACAGAACCACTCAACTTCTTTGTTGTGTCTGAAGCGCTGTTAGATTTCTTATCAAATCGCGCAACCTCCAACCCCATCGACTCAGCAATTTTGGTGTACCGACCAGACTCCGCAGACAACACCCGTTGAGACTTTGACAAGTTTCCAATCTCCAACTCAGCTGCAGTGATGCGCTCGCGCCAGTTGTCAAAATCAGAACCAATGTTTTCCAGCCGTTTGTCAATCTCGGTTTCCAACTCACCCAACCCGATACCAACCCCAGCAGACAGCGGAGCCAATAAACCACCACTCAACGCACCAATCAACGTGCCAATCATGCCGATCTTCTCACCCACCGAAGCAAGATCACGAACAAACGACAGCGCAGCAAACGACGCAGCCTCCAACGCATTGATCGTCGCAATACCCAAACGCCCCATCGCCGCGATGCCGTAAGTGATCGCAACACCCAACCCGTCGCTTCCAAGTTTCTCAATGAACATTTGGAACCCTGGAATGACCTCGTTCAAAATGACTGGCATGATTTTGTTGTTGAAATAATCCAACAACCTGTCCAGCACCGGCAACAACGCCTTCCCAATTTCTTCTTGTACATCTTGGAAACCGTTGCGCAACACCTGAAGTCGACCCTCGGTGGTGTCACGCAACGTCGCATTGAAACCCTCATACGTTGAATTCAGAACATCAACGAGTGCGGCAGCGCGTTCAGTTTCAGTACCAGACGCAATCGTTTTCTTTGTCGTCTCATCCAACACGAAACCAGTACGAGTCAGCGAACCGAAATTTCCTTGCAATGCTTGAGCCAATCCGTTTGTCATTGCCTTGAAATCTTCAGACGAAGCAGTTGCACCCTTCTCCGCTGTCACATAATCCAAAATCGCAGGAGTCAACCGTTCAATCGTCGCAACAGACAGGTCGAACGTCGCCAACTGTGCCTGCACCACCGAAGTCGTGCCAGCCGACACAACACCAACATCCTGCAACGCCTTCGCTTGCTTATTCAAAGACTCAATCTGTGCATCGGTAGCGCCAACAGTGTTCAACAAAATCTGGCGCAAACGGTTCTGTTCCGCTTGCGCATCAATCGCAGCCTGCACCGATTTGTAAGTGAACGCCGACAGCGCACCAAACGCAGCCGTCCCAGCAATCGCCAACGTCTTGAACGACGGCATCAACCCCTTCAACACAGACCCGATGCCCTTGTCCATGTCGGCACCGATCTTGTTGGCTTCACTGCCAACCTTCTTCAGCCCAGCAATCGCCTCTTTGGAGTCAGCAAGAATCCTGACAACAAACGTGCGCGCACCGACAGCCATTCCCCCGATTCTACTCAGTCACAGAAACCCCATACCTGAGTTCACGAAACTGGCGCAACGCCTCACGATACAACGCGCCCCCAGTCAACCCACCAAACCGCGAAGCATCACCACGATCCCACCACTCGTCACTACACACAGCGAACACCAACGCATCATCAGGCAACCGAGACTGGCGAGGCTTAGACCTGTCACGCCGATCAGTTATCTCAAACGGTGCATGAATCTCATCCCAATCCCAATCCACATCCAACAAGCGACCCGAACCCTCATGGAACTCAAACGGCTGATCCGGCGCATGTTGAGGCAAATAGAACAACCGTGCAGGGTCTTTCGTCGCAGGATCAGCAGGCAACCGCAACCTCACAACCAACTCCTGCCAAACCGCTCGCCACAACCCAGCAGGCACACGCTCCTTCAACGGCAAAACAAGGTGATAGTGAGGATCATCCAACCTGTGCGAATAAGTGGAATACGCAAACCATTCCAACCCATCCAACCGACAGTTCTCAAAATTGGAACCGTCCATGTCCACCACAAGCGCCTCAACAAACCTCACGTTCTTGTTCCCTCGGGTCGTACCAGCGTGATACTCCACAGGCGACCACAACGCCCCATCCTGCTTGCACGGGTTCTCCTCATGGAACGACAACAGTTCCCTCAACCCAACCCAATCAGAAGCAATCCGGCGTGGATGAATTGCCTTCACAGATTTGAATACAACAGCCATGACCCCTCCTCCAGCCCACCCTAGCCCACCAGCCAGGGCAAACCAACTATCCCTTGAACCCCAACTTTTCCATGACCTGCTCAATCGCATCTAGGTACTGTTCGGCTATTTCGTTACGCATTCCGCGCACCGTAGGCCAAAAGAAATATCCCTGCTTGCCCCTATGCGGAGGGAACTGCTGGGTTCTAGGACTGCGCTGACCACCGAACTCAGCACCAAAAAACACATCCTTCATATACACCTTACGGTTCACCATTCGATTCCGAGAACCACGCACCTTCCCATTGTTCACAGACTTAAACCGCATCCGCTGATCCAACCTGATCGAAGGCACACGATCCGAACGGGCAACCAAACCATGCGCCGCTTCCAACGCCTGCCGATTATGTTGCACGGTTGAAGCAGCCCGACGAGCGTTCTGCGTCATTCCTTTGGCAACCTCAATTGAAGCCTTGCGCATCTCGGTGTTGAAACTGTCGTCAGCCTTTTGCAAATCGCGCAACAGCTCCCACAACCCCTCAATATAGACACCATTCCTCGGAATGATTTTGGCGCTTCCAGCGCGACCAACAATCGCAGGGTCTTTGTTGATTCCTTCAGGAACGCCGTTGAACATACTCCGACACTACTTGCCCATGTGGACGGCTCTCCACCGCAAGTATCCAACCATCGTGTACAACATGCGTGGCGTTTCAGCCAGCAACACCGAAGGCGCAATGCCTGTCTCGCAAGACAGATATGCGATCAACCAGTGTGCTGACTGCTCTCCAAAGGGGCGATCACCGCTTCATCAGCGTTCCCCACAGACAACGATTCAACTTCGCCAATCCACGAATCAAAATCAAGACCCGTTTTCTTCTGACGATGCTCCGAATGCCACGCCAAAAATGCCAAGTCAGTCAACGTCATTTCCATTTCAAACTTGGCGACGCTTCGACTGTACTTGTTTTCAAACGCGATGAAGTCGGGGAACGCAGCAACAGTTGTGCGTTCTTTGCCATCTAATGCACTAACGATGTCAAGTGCGATTTTCATTTATTACCTCCGCAGGTAAGGGTTGAGATGAAGTTATGCGCGAGCGACAGTGATTGCGCCAGAGATCGGCCAAGTGACCGACGCTGTTGCAAGTTCACCAACTGCACCAGCAACCGGAGTCCAGTTGGTGCAGAGAACATCAAACGTGTACGACGGATTTGCCGACGAAGCGGCAGCGGTGCCGTTCGGCTTCACAACCATCTGCACAGCCGTTGAACCCACCAAAGGCAACACAAGCGCATCAATCGCGCTGTACTGCTGGTGCATGTCCATCGTTACGCTGTTATCAATCAAACCCGAAACACGGGTGATTGAAGTGGAACCGAACGCAGTGGTCGGCACCTCAGCAGCAGAAGTGGTGAGTGTAATGCTTGCAACCGACGTAGAAATGTCAACACCGTTCAGGGTCACATTGACATCGGTGAGAACTTGCTTCGCCATTAGTTGATTTCCTTTTCCTTGTCGGTCGACTTAGATGATTTCGGTTCTTGTATCGGGGCAATCAAGCCAGCCGACAACAGCAAATCTACATCCAGGACATCCTTGCCGTCTACGATTCCGCCAGGTTGCACACCGCTGACAGGGAAGGTCGTCACCAGATATTTAGCCATCGCTCAAGAATACACCACAACACGAAAGTCAACCATGAGATACGTCGTGTCATTGGCATCAACGGTCGTGATGTTGGTGGCTGATTCCACAATAAGATTCTGCACCTTGCCACCCAACGTCTTATCGCCCTCTATCGCCTGACGGATAGAGGTCGCCCCCTTGTAGGACAGATAGCCGTCCAACTGGGTTTGGGCTGTGCGCTCCGCAGCCCGACCCACCACAACCGACACCTGAAAAGTATGAACGACCAGCCCACCCCCCATCGCGCCGTTATATGTGATTGATTCCAACATCGGCCAAGCAAACGGAGCGTTCACATTGTCCGGTTGCTGAGCATACGAACGCAACCCAGAAACCGTTGCAAGTCTGTCAGCTAGACCTTGCTTGATTTCGGTGACAGTTGTTTCCGCGCTCACGCGAACATCCGCATACGACGATACGGCTCAACCAACTGAGCAACATCAGGATCAAGAAAACGTGACACACGGATCGCACCCAAGTCACCGAAACCAGCAACACCCAAAGGCGAGTCGTAGCGTTTGAAAATGCGTGACGCCTGAATGATTGTTGCCTGCGTCACAGGTGATGGCACTGAAGGCCACCCAAACACAGCAGTCAACTGCACCAAAGCCTGCTCACCATAATTCGCATTCAATGTTGGGAACAGATAATCACCAATGGCACGAATGCGGTCATACGCCCACACCAGACCATCAAGGTTTCCGTTCAACGGTTCCAACTGGTAATCCGCTATCGTCCAAGTCACATCAAAGTTGCCGTCACCAAGCGTGGACGTTTTCAACGTGATCGCAGTCCCAGCGATGTCATCAATCTGGCAAACAAACTCGTTGCCTGCCGTATAGGTGCGTGTTTCTGCTGTGCCAGTAGTCCAGAACTTTCGGTTGCAGTAGCCATCAATGAGGCGTGACGCAGCCCCAGCACAATTGTCAATCAAGTCGTCATCAATCGTGTCGGCTGTTCCGATGCGAAGCGCCGCCTTGATCTGATTTGTGGTCGCGTAATTTGTCGTCATGACCTCTCTATCCTAACCCAGCCCACGCCAGCAACTCCCAGACCTCATCAGCGAAGTTGCGTTCAGCGTCACGAATCCATGCCCGATACTCGCGTTGGCAATCAAAGTTTGCCAACAATGATTCACGAGAATCAAACACCTCGCGCACCCTGTCGCCCAACCCGTCCAGCCAATCAAACTTGAAGTGATTGGGGATGCACATATCGCCCCACAGTTTTGCTGAACCCTGATTGTTGGAGAACACCACACATTTCGCCATAGCTGCCTCGCGTGGTGGCCTGTCCCGACCTGGATGATGCCCAAAATCTATGTACACCATCGAAGAAGCCAGCACCCCAATCACGCCCTCCCGATCCAAGCCGCGCATCTCGCGCACCTCAATATCAGGGTTCTGCCGTTTGAACTGCTCTAGGAGTGGCCTGCCTTTGGCTGGGTTGACGGCAACGCAGCGATCTTTGTGCGATAGGTCAATTGTTCCGTCTAGTTCCATGAACCGAGGATTGAGATAGTCGGTGAGCATTTGACCAGGCAACCCCAACTCTCGTCCGTGTCGTGCCGCGTAGTCCGATTGAAACAAGTGCAGGTCAATGGCTGAGAGGTCGCGTTGTCCGTGTGTGCCGTAGTTGTCAACTGACAGCCACCACAGTGCGGAGCGCTGTTTAAACCAATGCGCCATCTCCGGCCATATCTCAGGCAAAACTATCCGAGCCTCACTAGGTATCGCATCCACTCGTATCACGGGGGTGTTGTACACCCGATAAGGTTCCGGCACCGGCGCAGGCTCCGTGAACGGGTAATAACAGATTGCAGCCGATCCAGGCTTCAACCTGTTCGCTGTGTGAACCAACTGATGCAACGCCTCAGGGCCACCAGTAACAGCATGGGCAGGAGCGATGACAACGATCATGCGCGCTTCCGATACCAGGAGTCCGGTGCGAATCCAGCCCGAATCCACAACGGCCAATCATCAGTGATTTCCACCTCGTTGTATCGCTCCCCATGAACGAACACGCCCTCCCGATAACACTTCGCCATCGCCTCATCAACATCGCCCTTGTTGAGTTCCTGATGGCTGAACGCTCTGATCTTGTTGGCGCACCATTCCTCCCCACCCATCCAAGCCACATGCCAACCCCCATACAGCGTCCGATACTGGGTGCGATTCGCCCTAAACCCTTGCGCCGATTCACCAACTGCGCTGCGTGGCCCCCCAACACAAGTCAACTCAAACGGCAACTCCCAATGAACCGACATCGCCAAATGCCGCATCATTACCCCACAAGGCTCAGCAACAAAATCGGCAACCATCGAAGGTGACCAAATCTCATCCACATCGCAAACCGTTACAACATCAGACGGCTGGCAACCCAAACCATCAGCCACCTCAAGAAGTTTGTTCCTAGTGGCAGCCTCAACATCCCAAGCGTTCGGAAAGAAGGGGGTGCTGTAGTCAACCCAATGAATCAAATCACCCCACCGCTTGAATCGTTCCCGAGGAGCCTTGACCTTAGGTTTGCCAGTGAACGTCCTATCGCCCTCCAACACAACCATCACATCGACAGCATCAGCCAACTCCCACAACCTGCACTCCAACACATCGTCTTCGCTGTTGTACAAAACCAAATCAAAAACAGTCATTCCCACCCCAAGTCTCTCCGCCTGGTCAAATCCCAAGCACCGGCAGATGGCACACCTTCAGACCAACGCTGAAAATGAAGCCGCCTGTTGTCATCAAAACTGTACGAGTTCCTCGCAGCCAGTTTGGGGTCAGACCCAATCGTTGAAGAATTGTCGTGACCAATCTGCGCATCCGATGACACAAGCCGAAACCCAGCCGCCACAGCCCGACCCTCAAAATCGTTGTCCTCAAAATACGCTGGCACATAACACTCAGAAAACAACCCAATCTTGGCGACAACCTCTGAGCCAATCCACACACACGACCAATGCGAACTGGTTTTCACGATGTTGTCTGGTCGACAGTCAGCCCAGAACCGTTCAAGCTGTCCAGGCAGAAACCAGGCATCCGAGTTCAGAATGATCCAGCCGTCAGCGTGTGGGGTGGATTTGATGCCCAGGTTCCACGATGGGCCAACACCGAGGTTGGTGGGCATGTGCCAAACAAATTGTTCGTACACGCTGACTGGTTTGCTGTGCCAGGGGTAGGTTCCTGACCTGTTGCCGTTGTCCACAAGTATCAGCGTCTCGGTCGGATAGTCGATTGACCAGACTGCGCGTTTCAGCAGGTCATACCGATTCAGCACCGGCACAATGATGGCTGGGACTACTGGCGACACCATTCCGCCAGACTTGCCATGATTGGCCTCCAGGAGGCCGTATAAACCGTGTCGGCCTGATATTGGCTAGCAAACCCCACAGCGACCTCATCCACGCCTCTAGGAGCCTCGTAGGCACGTTTCAGGGCATCCACGATGGACGGAACATGAGGGGTACAAAACCATGACCGTTGAGCCGCATCCCAAAACGGCTGAACCTCCACAGTCCACCCCGACCCAACCAACTCCGGCTGGGCAGTGAAATCCGAAACGATGACCCTAGTGCCGCAAGCCTGCGCCTCAATGACTGCCAACCCGAAGCCCTCACCCATTGAGCAGGACAGCAGCACATCGGAAGCCGTGTACATGGCAGCCAACGCCTCCTGTGGAAAACCTGCACGGTAGGCGTACTGGTCAACAATCTTCAACTGCTCCGGTCGAATCCCACAAGCCTCAGCCAGATGCAACAAACTAATCCCACCCATCGACCCGTTCGCCTCAGTGTGCAAATACAGCACCGCATCCGGATGGGTCTGGGCGAAGATGCCGAACGCTAACAGGTTTTCTGCAAAGGATTTCCGCGACGGGTTCACACCCTTGTTTGCTGCGTTCATCATCACAACGAACTTGTCTTCGTCAATCCCCATGAGCTCACGACCTGTTGCCTGAACTCTGCCGTTGCTGTAATGCGTCGTCGGTTTGAACGTGGACTCAATACCGTGCGGTGCGTAATGATGCTCAATGCCAGCCTTCTCCAACATGCGACTCCCAAACTGGCTCATCGCAATCGGCATCACATTCTTCCGAGCCAACCAAGCCAACACATCCGGTGGCGTAGGTGCGTGATCAATCGGCACCCACGACGCAATATTTTTGACCTGATCAAAAGTCGCAGATTTGAACACCCACACATCAAACAGAGTCATCAAGATTGGTGGCAGGTCACGGTTGCCGTTCGCCCAATCCATCCAGTGCGCAACCATGATGTCGTCGCTGTAGGGGGCTAGCCCTCGCGGATACAGTTTCACCCCGTTCCACATGGAGGTTGAACCCTCCAAGCCATACATGGCGTGAATGGCTACTTGGTGTTGGTCTTGGAGGAGCCTCGGGATGATTTGCGCGGTTTGCTGCCCGTAGCCCGTATTCGTGAAGGGGGCGTTGCTGTACCAGAGGACGCGAAGCGCGTCGGGGTTGGTAAGTCTGCTACCTCGGGCAAGTGCGCCACGCCCAGACTCAACAGGTATTCCGCTTCCAGGTCTGGCAGGTCGATTGGTGTGTTTCTTATTACGACGAGCATTCCCCATCGTTTCCTCCTTCGCAGGACGCAGGATGATGGTTGAGGGCTGGCCGCCCTGCGTGTTCGGCCAGCCCTCAGATCATAGGAGTTTTGGGATTACTTAGGCCGTGCCACCAATGAAATATTTGATGTGGCTCGGTTGGGGCAGATTCCCGTCGACCCTAAATGTGGCCCTAAAAGTCACAAGACCTGCGTTGAATGCGTAATCATCCGAGCGGTCAAGGCGAATGCCGCCAACCGTGCGAACGAAGTACGACGGCAAGTGACCGACGAGTACCGACTTGGCACCAACAGCCGTGTCGACCATTGCTGGGTTCTCAAAGATGGGCTTGCCCAACAGCGTGTCAGGAGCGTCAGCCGAGAGGGCAGGCTGGAACACGTATGCTCCACCGTTGTCCTTCAACTTGCGCACCTTGCCGATTGAGGCACCGTTCATCATCCAGCCTACGCCAGGGAGCAGACGGGCTGCACCGTTGAGGCTGTAGTACAGGTCGATGAGGTTGTCAGCGGTGAACGCACCGGAGACACCCGTGCCACCCAAGATGCCCGAGCCAGCAGCAGCGGCAACGCCCTTCGGCGCACCCGTGCCAGAACCGACCGTGAGGCCAGAGTTGACGCGGAAGCCGAGTTCGTTTCCGACCTGGTTGGCGAGGAAGCCGAGCAGATCAACACCCGAGTCCTCAAGCAGTTCCGTCGACACTTGGACGAGGAACGAGTACTTGTAGGCACCGAGGGTGATGAACGAGTTGAACACCGGATCGGACTCGTCAATTGCGGTTCCTTCACCGACAATTGCAGCGGTCGACCATGCAGCCTGCGACGGAATCTGAAGGTTCTCGCCACCAGCCGTGTTCAACACGGTGGAGGTGGTCAGCATCGGGCCGACAAGACGAGCCTGCTCAATGACCTGATCGTAGAACGAGGTGGGAACAGGAGCGCCCTGCGAGGTCTTGACAACATCGCGCTTCTCAAAGGTGAACGAACGACGCTCACCCGTGATCAATGCACGAACGTTGGCAATGTCATCAGCAACTGGCGCACCGGCAACAGGACGAGCCTGATCAGCGATTTCACGCACAGCAGCGTCAAGACGCAGTTCACGAGCCTCATCCTCACGGAGCTTGGCGATAACCTGGGCGCGCTCATCAAGTTCCTTGCTGATGCGCTCGTAAGTCTGGGTTTCCTCAGCGGTGAGATCACGCTTTTCGGCAGCGGCAGAATCCAAGATTGACTTGGCTTCCTCCCACGCACGGTTGCGAATCTCAACCTGACGGTTGATGTATTCACTCATGTTTGTGTTTCCTTTGTTGTAGATGTGGATTGGTACACGCAGGGGTAGGACTGTCGTGGCTCCACGATCAGCAACATCGGCAGCGGCTCCGCGTATCCGATGGGATACGTCAAGTCTAAATTGCGTTTTTCAGCAGGTCAAGGTGCTTCTGCATCACAGCAAGATGCGAAGGCGCAGCCTGAGGTGCTGGTTCCAACTTCGCGACAGTCTCACGCAACAGAGCAGCATGATCAGCGGTCAAGTTTTGACCAGCCTCCAACACGGTGATCGCAGCCGCCAACTGGTCTGCATCAATACCGGTACGGGTTGCTAACGCATCCAGCGAACGCACCGAAGCCGAAGTTGCCGTGTATGCAGGGAACCCAGTCACCACAGACACCTCAAACAACCGCACCTGCTTTAACTCGCGAGTCATGCCATCATCGCTCCAACGGTCGCCACCAGCAGGAACCGTGAACCCAAATGACATTGAATCCACATCCTTGCGTTGCATCAACACCGACAAATCGCGCCCCACGCTGGTGTCCGGCAAATCGGCATCCACCAACAAACCCTTTGAATCCTCCTGCAATCGAAGCGTCTTGGCACGGGTAGTCGCCAACAGCATTGACGAATCATGATTCATGTACATGCGAATGTTGTTGCGTGAGCGCAACGACTTAGAAAACGCACCAGGAAGAATCCGCTCAATGAACGGCAACGGCTCAGAATCAGAATTGAACACAGCCGCATACCCAGAGAACGACATACCATCACCAGACGGCGCTTGCCTCAACTCAAAATCGTTGAACGTGACACGCCGAGTCTCAACCTGATTGTCCATCACAACAACAGTACCAAACCCTTCCTCAGTCTTGCGTTGAAAATAGAACGTGCTGAACGCGCGCTCCTCATCTTCCATCTCAATCGCTTCAGCCTTCTCAGCGAACCAACGCATCGCAGGTTCAGGATCAAGCGGATCAATGCCCCACAAATAGAATGCAACAGCACCAGGCCCAGGCCACTCATCGTTGTCAGGGTCACTGTTCTTCGGTGCATCCAAATCGACCATGTGACGCGCACCCCAAGCATTCGCACGAATCACTTTGTCCTCGCTAATTCGACCGGCAGCCATCTCACGCGCCTCACGCACAGTCCGATCAACCAAACCATCCCCAGCCCACCCTCGGGCGTAGTAGTCCAAGCCTTTGCGAGCGTTTGCCCTGATGTATTGAGGCAGGTTCAAATTGACTTGGCGCGAGTTGTCTTCGTCTGAATCGTCTTCATCTAGGTCGTTGATTTTGGTGAGTGTTGAAAACTGGTGTCCGACAAGAACTTCGGTCGCCTCCCATCCGTTGTCTCCGCGACGGAAGATGCGAATGAGTGCGGCAGGATCTTCGGGTGTTGCTTCAATACTGAAGTCGCTGTCAGGAATTCCTAATGTTCCCTCGCGCATGATGTGTTCAATTTGACCTCGGGCGCGACCACCAGACGAGTTCCATGAAACAAAATCACCTTCTTCAAGTTCGTCCGGCATGGCGCGCTCACCGCCAGGTTCCATGTCCTCAGCGATGGACACAGCAACCATCTGGTCAATGGCATCTTGTTTCGTGGTGTGGCAGCCGATCACTTCACCGTCTTCCTTCTCTACGGCCCAACCAGCACAATCTGGATTTTGGTCACTGATGAAATACGGCATGACTAAAACCTCTGCGCCAAATAGGAAACGAAATGAGGGTCTTTGCCTGCTGCTGCGTACAGATAATTTCCAGGCAGAATTGTCAAGAAAACTGATTCAAGTTTTTCTAGCAATAGACCATTGTTTTGTGTGACATCAGGGCCACCCAACCAGATGTCCGATGTGCCGTCATCGTTATGAACCCACAACTGCATAGGCTGAATGTCGGTGCCGTTGATATAGGTTGCGGCAGTACCGATTGCGACACGGGCAGCAGAAAACGCCATGACTAGACCCTGTAGACGGATTGTGGGTTGGCTGGGTCAATAGTGGAGATCGGTTGCAACTGTGTTGATGGGACACCAGTGTGATCAATATTCGGCATGTCCAACGCAGCCAATACACCAGCAGGATCAAAACCAGCGAGAATCAACCGTTGCGCAATCAGCGACTTGCGATCCATCTCCGACAAGTTCGCAGCGTTGATGTCCACGTTCGCCAACGGCACACGGTACGAATCGCCACCCTCAACTGGGGTCATGTCCTCAATGCGATGAATGTCGTTGATTGACAGGAACCCTGCTTGAATGCCGGTGCTAAATGCCTGGTATCGCGATTGTTGGTCGCCACGCAACAACCCATCCACGTTGAACTTGATGAATGCGCTACCGTTCAAAAGTTTTTGGTAGCCATCCTCAATCTTGGAAATGTAAGGGCGCAAAGTGTGTTGAACGAAATGGATACCGTTCATTTCCACAGACGCATACGACATCGCGCCAGGTGTGGTGACACCAAGCATGGAAGGTGGCACACGGAAGATTCGTGCGATTTCTTCAACAGCGAAACGGCGCGACTCCAAGAACTGTGCAGAATCATTGTCAACAGTTGTCTTCGTGAACTTCGCGCCACCAAACAAAATGCCTGGACGATGCGACCGGCGCAAACCACGATGACCTTCCTCAAACCCGTCAACCAAATCTTTTGCTTGTTCACGGGTCAAGTTGCCAGGGAACTCAATGATGCCCGACGCACTAGAACCTTGCCCGAAGAATCGTGCAGCGAACTCCTCCAACGCCTTCGCCAAACCAAGATTCTCTTTCATCATGTCGATGCGTGAACGACCACGCAACTCACCAGGCATCCGCAACTCGGTGATATGAATCATGTCCTCCAACTGGATCACATCACGGTTCTCGTAAATGAAAATCGGTCGGCGTGTCACACGATCACGACTGCACTCAACCTTCTGCGGATTCAAAACCACCAACCCGACAATCCCACGATCATCGCGCAAAATCCGTGTAAACGAATTACCATCCAACAACAACGACACCAACACCTGCTGGAAATGTTCGGTGCGAGTCACACCGGACTCCGGATAGTTCAACCATTCTGGGCGTGGCCTGAACGGGCGACGCTGACCATCAACACGCACAAAAGTGTCAACAGGCAAAGTTGAAATAGAATCCGCGATGATTCGCACACACGAATACACCGCCTCAATCTTTAGTGAATCATTTTGTGTGATAACAGTGCCAGAGTTCGTTGTGACACTGAAGCCGTCACCCAATGCGAACAGGGATTGGAAACTGATTGCGCGTTGCTCGCCACCACCCAACAAACGTGACAGCATCAATCAGCCTTTCCTCGGGCGCGTTCCCACGCCAACGCAAACAACAACAAAAACAACCCGACCGAAATCAGGCCAAACGGAACTGACAACAAGAATATCCCAACAGCTATCAGCAGGGCGGCGAGCAGCTCCAGAAACAGAATCATCGTGTTACTAGACTACAAAGAACCCAGGCATCGGGGCGACCTCCTGGCGTCGCGTCGCACGATCCACCGCAATCACCGTCGCAATCGCCGCGTCAATCTTCCGCTTCGACTTACCCTTCGACAACCGCCAACCCGAATCCGTTTGCCGTTGCGCCGGTGACAACAACTGGTCAATGAACATCGGATCATTATTGATCGCCAGCCGACCCGTCACGATCATCTCGTACAACGTCCCACACGCAGGCACCATCCGCGCTGTCGACTGCGGAAACTCCACCATCGGCAGACCATCATCAGCCAACACCTCAGCCGACCGCTGAAAAAACGCCGGGTCATACGCCACCTCGACCACACGCCAATCCCGAGACAACTGACGAATATGGGCCTCCACCGCAGCCACATCCATCGCCGCCGCATCCGGATGCCAAATCTTCGCCCGACACACCACCCGCCCATCGTCCCGAGGCTGGGCCACAACCACCGCAATCGAGTCATGCTTCAACGCCATGTCCACCCCAACAAACACCGGCAACTCGGCATCCAACTCAAGGTCGCTCACACACGCATCCAACGCCCCCGCAGGAAGCCACGAATCCTGCGCCCGAGTCCATTGGTTCAACCTGAACCGGCGATACGACATCTCGGCCGTCTGCTTGGCGGCAATGTCCATGTCCTCCCGATCCAACAAGCCGTCCACCAGATTCGGGTTCGCAGCCACCCACCCATCCCAATCAAACAGCCCACAACCCTCAGGTGCCTCCCACCACCAAAACCCAAACCGCTCATCATCCACCTCACCCGACGCCACCCGACGGCCATAGTCATACAAACGGCCACAAATCGTGTCCTTGTCATGACCCGCTGTGGTGATCGCCACAATCATCGGGTCACGCCTAGCACCAGAACCCAACGTCAACGCATCCCACAAATCATCGTTCGCCTGAACGTGCAACTCGTCAAACACCACCGTCGACGGATTCAAACCCTGCTGCAACTTCGCATCCGACGACAGCACCCGGTACACCGCCCCGGTCGACGGCACCTCAATCGCGTCCCGATACACCTTGCACACACCACTCAACGCAGGCGACTGAATCACCTGCCACTTCGCCTCATTGAACACCACCCGAGCCTGCTGACGATCACCAGCCGCCGAATACACCTCGGCACCAGGCTCACCCTCAATCAGCCCATACAACGCCACCAACGACCCCAGAAGCGACTTCCCGTTCTTACGGGCCAACCCAATCAGGCTCCGTCGATACCGCAACAACCCATCCGGGCGACGCTCATACAACCCGGTCAACAGATCACGCTGCCAAGCAGTCAACGACAACGCCTCCCCAGCCCTCACACCCTTCGACACATGAAGAAACGTGGCGGCAAAATCAGCCACCAACAGACCGTCAGACTTCGGATACAGCCTCGGCGTCGACCACGTTGGACTTACGTTTGCGGAACTCATCAAGCTCATTCGCCACCCTTATCTCGGCCAAACCCAACCGCGCCCGATCCGAAGGCGTGAACCCAAGCAACGACATCCAAGCCGTATTCTGAGCATCCAACTGATCGACCTGCTTCACCGCCGGATGCGTCACAACCTGACCATTGGCCGTCGTGTACCAGCGTCGCTCCACATCGTCGCCCAACCAGGCTTCCAACGCGGCGATCTTCTCCAAGTTCAGACACAGCCTCAGCATCAACGCCGAGTCGTGCAACTCGCTCAGATGCCTGCGCCCGGCAGACCAAAACATTTCCCAATACGCAGCCCCAACCTCGCCCAACACCTCCGGCACTACCGGCACCGACGCCGGATCGACCACCGCCAACGCAGCCTCCGGCACCGGGGCCGCCTGCAACCCGTTGCGGATTCGTGCGCCCCTGGCACGTTTGCGTTCCAGCGGCTCGGCCTTGTTGCCACGGCCGACGCCGGTCGATGGAGTTGCCATGCTTCAAGGGTAGCCCCATCCCGACCACCAACCTGCCAAATCTCGTGC